ATGAAAGCACCACTGCGATCCCACGGTTTCGATAAGCCATCAGACCTGGACGACGAGTTGGCCGAACTGGACGAAGAGGCGGAAGCCGTGGCCGCCGAAGAGACGGTGGAAAAAACCGCAGCCAGGAGGACACCTGCCGCCAATACCATCGACCCGGCGCTGCGTGCCGAACTGGACGAACTTCGCCAACAGGTCGAAAAGATCCGGCGTGATGTCAAGCGGCTTGAGGCGGCCGAGATGTCCCGCCACAGGCCCGCACAGCCCCACCATGAGCGCGACCGCGAGAATTCCCGCCTGATGACGGTCGTGCGCTCCGTAGCCGTCACCTCGCTTGCAAGCCGCATCTTTGCGTCTTCGCCCGTCATGGCGGCGCTGGTAGCCGTGGTGCCTTTCGCGCTTGGTTTCGCAGCACGGCGCCGCGAAGGGGCATAGCCCCACCTGCCATGCTGCGCCCGCCACCGGCCGGGATCGGTCCCTCGCAAACATGACGGCGGGCAAATGCGCTCTGGCATCAGTAGGCCATACAGTGAGTTTTGCTGCGTGAACCGGCCTTCGCCCTGCGCTCTTTCCAGCCATCCACAGGCGCCGTGAAAAAACTGTCAAAAAACTTCGGAAGGACGCTTGCCATGTTCGAACAAGATGTTATAACCCCGCTCACTTTCGGGGCGCAAACGACCCCGACCGCGAAAAGCGGAGGTTCTTCAAGGACCTGAAGTGCCCGGATAGCTCAGTTGGTAGAGCAGCGGATTGAAAATCCGCGTGTCGGTGGTTCAAATCCGCCTCCGGGCACCATTAAATCTCCAGACTGATAAATTTATATAGGTGCGTGTTCGGACCGATCCGATCTAATCTTGTGGGATTCAACGATAGCCATAATGGCAATAAACATTTGTGTAGCCGGACGCGAAAATCCGGAAATTTGACAGCTAAATCCGGAAAAAATGGATTTCCAGTTCACGTGTCAAAAAATGAGTTAAGCGCATTCAAGGCAGTCTCGAAGTGCCCTCAAAGCCTGTTCCAGCGCCGATAGATGTTGTCATGAGGGCCGACGTCTAGAGCCACGTAGCTGTTGTCATCCAGTTTCTGCAGGATGATTCGATCGCCACGCTTCACGTTGATGATGAAGTAACCTTTCGAGCCTTGAAGCTGCCGATAGTTAAACCTCGGCCGAGCCGGCTCTTGCATGAACAGCTCGATGGTCTGTATCGCCGCCTTTGCCCTATCTGGCGGAAGCGACTTCAGGCCTTTCTTAAAGCTCTCACGAACTGTGACATTACACTTCATGCAATCAGCGTGTTCAGGTACGCGCCAAGTTCCTTCGCATCTGAAAAGGACCCAATCGTGGGGTTCTGCGGATCGTACTCCGCTCTTAGCGCTCGCATGAACAGTGCCATGTTGCTGTGCTCATCAATCTCCCGACGGCTTGAGGCGATCATTCCCTCATGCAGAGCCCGCAGTGCTTTGCGACCATCTTCCGAGAAGTAAGCCTCTAACTGTTTGAACATGCCTTTGCCGCGCTTGAAAATCCCCTGCAGCTCGTCGGACAAAAGCTCGGCTTTCTGCTCGATGACAGAGATCATTGCAGACAGGTTCTCGATGTGATGAGCCTCTACCAAGTTGGTCGAGAACGCCTGTTCTAGGCCACGACGGGCTATCTCTCCGCGTTCTTCGAAAGCCTTAACGTCCTCCAGCGTAGCGGCTAGCCGCGCCCGGTTCTCTGCCAAGAAAGCTTCTTCCTTATCCGCAAAGTCGAAATAGGGCCGAACGAGCGCGGGCGGTGATGTCGTTAAAGCTGCGTTGAACAGGGCTTGATCGATGGTGAGATCGGCGAGCATGGACTTTGTCTCCTTTGGTCGGAAACTAGCACAACGCGCAAAGGGTTTCACCTGCGTTGCCTCAAGTCTTCGCCGCACACTCCAGTGTCATCAGCCAGCCGCCGCTCTCATCAAAGGTGAACTCGTGGCTGATCGTCGGCGTGACCAGACCGAAGGCCGACCAGGCACCAAAGCCCGTGAGCGAAACCGGAGCTCCGGCCATCGCTTCGGGCCTTCCTTCGACCACAACCGTTCCGGTGATCGTCGCACGCGCCAGATCCAGCGCCTCGGCCTCGCCGCGCTTGACGGCTTCGGTCGCGGACGCGGCCGGATGAAGGGCGAGGAAGCGCGCCGCTCCGCCCAGGCCGGGAATGCTCTCCAGCAGGGACACGCCCTGCTCAGGGTCGAAGAAGCCGGCTTGGATTTGACCGTGGCGCGGCCGCTCCTCGGCCATCAGTTCGGTTCCGTCCATGATCTCGGAAGCATCAATGATGATCGGCGGCATTGTGGAGCCAGATGCCGTTTCTCCGCTGTTTTTCTTGGTCACCAGCCATTGCCCGTTCGCCGGTTTCAGAGACGCACCCAGTTCGTCGGCCAGCGACTGGGCGAAGCCAAGCGGTGATTGCTGGTACCGGAGCCTGAAGGGGATCTCGACATCGCCGATCGAGGGGTGAACCTTCGCCGCCTTGCCGACATCGGAGGCCAGTCGCTTGAAGATATCGCCCGCCGTGGTCTCCTCGAAATGTTCACTGTCGGCCGACTTGTCCGCCTCAACGAAATCAGCCGATCGAGCGACGATCGTCATCGTCCAACCAGAGCCCGGCGATGGTGTCAGGCGGGCGTTCTGATAGGTGAAGAGCCCAGCATCGCGCAGGCCACCGCCTTCCCATCCATAGGAAAGCCGGTACCGCGTGCCGGCGGCAGGTGGCCCTGGAAACGGGGGGGAAACCGAAAACTCGATCTCGATCTCATCGGCTTCACCTCCCTCATTGTCGGTGAACCGGACTGCGATCAGATCGCTGCCCCAGCTTTCGACCAGGTTGCGTCCGGACTGCCCGATCACTCGCACCACAGGTTTGCGCATCGATCACTCCCAGGCCAGCGTGAAGCTCTCGACCGGATCCGGCTCAAAGGCCTCCGGCACCTCAATCACAGTGCCCGCCGGCACCACGCCGTCGACCAGGCGCGCAGCAAGATCCGGGTTCGTCCGAAGAAGAGCCTCGACGGTGCCGCGCTTTTCGGTCTGCATCAGTTTTTTGGCCAGGCGATCGAGCCGCTCGCCGCCGAGCTTGACAGTATACCGGCTCATCGGATCAGCCCTCCGAGACTTGAGACATCGAGCCGGCCGCCGAGCGCTGCCTTGTAGGGAACAAGCAAGAGACCAATCACCACATCCACCTCCCGGCCGACGCCGTCAAACGGATGCAGCCGCTCTTCATCCGTGTCGAGCGTCTCGATGGCGCAAAGGCCTCCGGCCTCGCCCAGATAGTTGCCGCGCAGCCGCACATAGGGAACGACGGATTGTGCCTCGTGATAGCCCTTGAGCACCGCATAGGCGTCCAGCCCGCCCACCACATGGGGAAAGGTCTTTGCCTCGATCGTCACGCGCTGCGCGTCGAGCCCCGTCTTCTGGATCCGAACCCCGGATTGCACAGGATGCACCGGAAAACGCGCCGTCGATGACAGACCGATCCGCTGCGGGTTGAGCCCGATCGTGTAGAGGATCGCGCCGCCGATCGAGATCAAAGCACCATTGGGCTGAAAGACGCTCACGCAAGCCTCCTGCCGGTATCATAGAGCGAGCGCGCCTGTGCCTGGCGGATCTCGCGGGCCTGCTCGCGGCGCACGCGCAGTGCCGCCTGTTGCGGATTGGGAGCCGTGATCGTCTGGTTGATCCGATAGTTGCTCGGGCTGATCGAAGACTGCTGGCCCGGCGCTGGCGACGGTACAGAAGATGCCGGCGGCAGGAAGTTCGGTTGAATAGTCGGCTGCGCCGTGAAGTTGAGGATCCGCTGCATCTCGGCAGCCTTCTCAGCTGAGATGGCAATCGCCTTGTCGAGTTCCTTGCCGAGTGTGTCATTATACCCAGTCATCGCCTTGTCGGCCGCGCCGGAGAGGTCGCCACCAAGCTTCTGCTCTATTGGCCTCGGAGATGGAATGGGGATCTTACCCGTACTGACCCCGAGGTCGCCATTCGGCGAAACTGTTGGCGGCGGCGCATTGTCCTCATCGGCGGCATCGCGTGCATTCTGGATGATCGCCGCCTCTTCCTCGGCAAGAGTGCTGAGCTGCTCGCGCAGGCGATTGATCTGTGGCCCGAGTGCCGTTCCACCGCCGCCCATGTCGCGCTGCATGCCTTGCAGACGGAGCAGCTCGTTTTCCAAACGAAGTCGTTCTTCGCCCGTTTCTTTCAGCCGCTCAGGCTCTTCCTCGATTGTCCGCAGCCGGTCATATTCCGGATTAACCAGCCTCACAACACGATCAGCCAGCGGGCTCATCTGCCGGTCGTAGACTTCGCCGACCTTGTTGCCCGTGACCTCTAGCGCAGCTGCTCGACGTGCTGATTTCTGTGACTGCGTAGTCTGCCGAAACGCGAAGTTGTCGTCGACCATGCCGGTCGAGCCATCTCGGATTTGACTGAGCCATTCATCGAATAGTGCACGATTGTCGATCAACGGCGCGAGGGCCATCTTCGCCTCTTTGTCGCCGAATAGCTCTCCGATGCGAAACTCGTTTCCGCCCGTCACCCGCATGACTTCGTCGACGACGTCAAGCATATACGGCGTGCCGCGTTCTACTGACCTTTTCTTGATTGCTTCGATGTCTACACCGGCATCCGCGAAGTTTTCGACCGTGTCCGGCGCGGAGAGTTTGCCAATGAGGTTATCTAAATTGTTCGCCGCGATGTCTTCAGATCCGGATGATCTCATGACCACCTGAGCTGCAGTAACCAGCTCAGCCAGGGCGGGCAGACCTTTCCGGCCAGTGCCGGCATACATGGTGGCAAGTTTCGGTAGGTTCTTTGCGAAAGCCTCGACCTCAAAACGGCCCAGATCCGTCCCTTTCGCCATCATATCGAGAGCTTGGGGCACTTCCGTTTCCTTGATGCCAAGGTTCTGCAGCATCGAGACAACCGACGTTGCGACAGTTGATGGCGATGCATTCTGCGCAACCGCAGTCTTCAGTGTCGGATCCAGCACCTGCTCCTGCGAGTCAAAGCCGATTCCGGCTGCGGTGTAGTCAGACCTGGCCGCGTTGACATCCGTTTGTGACAGGCCAAACCTAATCCCGAGCTTCTCATTCGAAGCTTTAATGCGCGCCATACCCTCGGGAGATTTCATGTCGGCCGTGATTGCGACGCCGGCAATCTCCTTGTTCAAGGCTCGGAACCGATCGGCCAGCGTTTCAAGCCCCCGAACGATGTTGTCCACCGAAGCGAAGGCAACAAGCCCACTGATCGCGCCCATAGCACCGGCACCAATCAGGCCAAGCGCACCGCCTAACCGCCCGGCGGCAAGGTTCACCTTGTCGATCTTGTTGACATCAGTTTGTCCGACTTCGCGTAGTTTGCCATGCAGGCGATTCAGCTGCTGCTGTGTCTGCGTCGCAGCGGTTCCGATGCCCTTGATCTCGCGCTGTGTCTTATCGGCCGAGATGTTGCCAATCCGACGCGCCTGACGATCCAGGGCCTCGATCGGGCGCTCAGCACGCCCAGCCTCTCGACCGATCTCCCGGATATCACGGCCGAGCCTATCAGCTCCATTTCCCTTGCCGAGTCTGCGGGCTTCATCTCCCAACTCTTTTAGATCGCGCTCTGCGACCTTGGCATCTTTGGAAAGCTGATTCTGCAGGCGGAGCCTGAGCGACACATCAAGCGTCATGCTTCACCTCTCGGCTGAACCGACTGCGGCAACAGCAGGCCAAAACTCTCTCTGTGGATCATGCGCGCCTCCTCGTGCCAAAGCAGAACCTCGTCCCACCACATGGCCGCAATGACCGGCAGCGGTGTGTGCAAATAGGCTGCGACGCGAGCGGCATAGGAGCGCCAGTTCCTCAGCTCTCCGAAGACGCGGGTACCGGACGCAGAGATGGGGGCAAAAAATCGTAGCACGCGTCGGTGACTGCATCGCCGTCCTCATCCACCAGGCCGCGAAGGACAGACGCCGGAAACCCGGTCATCTCGGCATAGACTTCAAACGTCGAAAAACTGCCAAGGCCCGCGCGCCTGATGAAACGATCAACATCTCCGATGCGAAGCCGCTGAACAATGATTTCGGTCTTGATGTCACCTTTCCAGCGAAAAGGATGCGCCAAGTGTACGATCTTGAGATGGGCATCGCCGACAAAATCAAGCTCCTCGATCGGATCGGTCGGAATGGCGTCCGCCTTCTCCGCCACCTTCTCCGGCTCGGCGTTTCCCTTGCCGCTGTTATCCAGCTCATCCCACATTTCCGGCGGGGGAAGCTCGATCTCGACGAACTTCACGTCGGTCGGATCATCCTTCGACTGCGGCTCGGAAACCTTGGCCTTGAGCGCTGTTTGACCGGGGTTCGAAGTCATCTTGAAGCCTCTTTAAAAGGAGCGGCTGGCCGCGCCACCGCGCGCCACCAGCCTCAAGTTCCGCGCCGGTCGGTGGGCGCGCCGGGGTATTCGCCTCAGGCGCTAGGCCGCGATGATCCTGTTGTGCTCGGCGGTGTAGTTCACGCCGTTGATGATCAGGATGTTGTTCTGGATATCGAGCTTGTGGACGATCACGCCGTCCATCATGTCCTGGTAGAGCACGATGGTTGACCAGCGCAGCCGGGTCGGGGCCGTGGATTTCTGACCCTTGACGCCGCCCTGGGCATAGCCGTTCAACAGGCCCTTCATCGTCACCACGCGGCCGCGCAGCTGCGGACCATTGCCGGGGTTCACCGAGCCGTCAGACGAGGCCGGGAAAACGTTGAGAAGGTTCTCGTAGTAGGCGAGCGTGGTCCAGTCGCCCGGCTCGCGGCCGAAGCGGGTTTTCAGATCCTCGTGCACACCGTTGACGGCCATCTCGCAGGTGAGCGGTGCGATCTCGGCCGGCAGCTCCATTGCAAACCAGCCGCCGCCCATGACGAAGGGCAGCATCTCGCGGGAAAGCTCCGGCAGTGTGGTTTCGTCAATACGCTGGCGCTGGTTGATCTCGCCGCAATACCAGTTTGCGCCTCGAATGATGCGATCCATGATGGCTCTCCTTAAGCGGTAACGCGGATGTTGGTGGAGCCGAGCTGCGAGAGCGCGCTGGCGATCGCCGCGTTGAGCACGTCGAAGGCCTCAGGCATCGGCTCATCATAGAGCTGCAGATCCACGAGATCCGGCGTCTCTGCCCAGCGCATCTTGGCCCGGAGCCCCCCGGCCTCCAGCAGCGTCGACGGGTTGAACGCCTTCGACCACAAAAGCTCGTAGTCGATGATCGCGCCAAGCGTGACCAGGTCAGACAGGAACTGGTCGGCAGCACGGTAGATCAGTGTGACCATGTGCGGCGTGATGTCCTCGGATACATATTGGCGCATGGGGCGCAGCATGGCCTTGGAGACGGCGAGGCGCGTCCGGATCTTCTTGACCGAACGCCAGCTTTTCACGGTCGGATCGATCGCGGTTGTGAACGGCGCCCAGAGCAGATTGCCTTCGATGATTGTGCCAACGCCCGCCTGCGCCAGGAGATTGGCCTCGGAGCCGACGTCGCCGTCGGTGTAGCCAACCGGCACCGAGGGGCCGAGAACACCCTGCAGCGGCCGGTTCCAGCAGGCCTTGTAGGGTCCACCGGTTTCCTTGTCGCGGCGGATCATCCGGCCGACATAGGACGCGGAAAGGGGCCGGACGACGTTGCCAGCTCCGAAATTGTACGTGCCGCCTGGATAGAGCGCCACGACGTTCAGGGCGGTTGCGAAGTCTTCTGCCCACTCGATCGCCGCTTCGCGCGTGTTCGAGGGCGTGTCGGCCACCACAAGGCAATCGATGATGCGATCGGCCACGATGCGAGCCGCAGCCGCAACCGGGTTTGCGGCGTCACCCAGGCGGGCACTCATATAGCCGGGAGAGATGATCGCACCTGGCTCGAACTTCAGTTTGCTCTTGGCATCGAGCAGCGCGTACATGCCGGTTTTTGCACCGGCCGAGCCGACGATGCCGTTGATTTCGGCTTCCAGCTTGTCCGCTGGATCGGCCTCCGTGGAATGCGGTGTGCGGACGAAGGCGACGTCGGTGACGATGCCTTCCATCAGCAACTGATCGCAGGCGTCGCGGGCAATGCCGGCACCCAAGAGCCCGAGCTGCTCGGGATTGTCGAGCGACAGCGAAACGAGTTCATTGAGCGGAAAAGCGTCTTCGTCCGCAAGCGGCGCCGGCACGACCATGGCAGGCCGGGTGCTATCGCGCGTGTCGATCTTGGCGACGGTCGAGAGAAGATTGGAAAACCGGCGTACGCCGACGAAATCCGTGGTGCCTGACATCGGTCATTCCTGTCTGTGAAGTGCAAGACTGGAAGGACGTTAGCGCTGGAACGCGAAACCCCTCGGCTGACAGCTGTCAGCCGAGGGGTTTCTGCGAACGATCTGGCTAGGAGGTCACCAAGGCTTTAGCATGCGCTTTCGACAGCCGAAAATCAATACGATCACGCCGCCGCCTCAGTTAGCGGGTACGTTTTAGTCAGCTGTATCGCCAGAGAACAACGGCGAGGAACATCACGAGCCGTCGCCATCGCGGGGCGCCGTCTGCCTTCAGCGCTTCGTGGGTCCGATCCGACGGGGATCTCAAATCCCCGCCGCCCATACCCAGAGCGCGTCCACCTGCTCGGGTGGTAGCTGCATAGCCGCCGCAACATCAGCGACAAGGGGATGATCCCGCTTGTAATGCGTGGCGTCTTCCCATTCGATCAGGGCCGCTGCCCTGTCTACCGGGTCCGTGATATCGGCGATATGGGTCTCGACGTGGTCAGCGGTCACACCGATGGACAGCAGCGCTAGACGTAGCTGGCGGCGAGTGAGCGGGGGAAGGGTTGGCGGCTCTGGCGGGCTAGGAGGTGCCGGGGTGAAATACTGCTTGATCTCAATCGCGCCATTGCCATGGGTGATGCGGACAAGATCGCCGTCAACAGGATCAACGCCGGGTGATGTGAGGTTTTCGATCATCATCGGCTTAATCCAGTATGTAGGTTGCGCCGCAGCGGCCGCCGTAGGTCTGCACCGTGTAGACGTCTGTCACCTTAACTTCGACTTTGAGGCTTGCATCGAAGCGCACGTAAGGCCCTAATCCATGCGTAACGATGCTCTCAGGTGCGAGTAGGTGAGCAGCCGCACCGCTCCCAAACGACCTGAAAGATTGGATGGAGGCGCTCGACGCATTGCTTGGGAAACCTCTCAGCCATGTTCCATTCGCTGCATCGTAAAAGTTTGCGACACTACCACACGCCCCTAAGACCACGCGGCGACCGTTATCACTGACCGCGGAAGCCCATGTCTGAGTTTTTGCGATGACATATTCAGTACCATCCACGGTAATGCGGAAAGTTACATCATCTGTGACATTAGTGATCGCTTGGGAGATTACCTGAAACAGAAACCCAGATCCGGTTATGTCGCAAACAGTGTTGTACGTATCGTCTGTTGAAGACGCCGCAAATGCTCCGTGCCAGCCAATGGAATCCCAGAATTGAAGAGAAGCGACAGTACATTGGGCTCCGGTGTTCGCTTGCCTCAATTCCAGCACTCCCGTTGCATCATAACAAGGCAACAGCCTCGGGTCTTTCGTCATTCCCCCCGGCAATGATCCACCACCACTCGACGGGAAAAGATCGCTCAGATTAGGCATTGACGATACTCCTGCGCTCGATCTTCCAGACCGTCCCGCGCAACGTCAGCGTGAGCCCGACATTCGGCTGGTCGATGGTGATGGAAGAATGGCCCTCAATTGTAGTTGCGGCCCCGGCCGGGTTTGGCACAACGGAAACGCCGAATCCCACCGGATCAACGTCAACCGTCGCACCCTGTGCGGCGTCTTGCGGCAAAGTGACGTTGAACGCGCCGCCCGTGCTGTCGGCTTGGACGCGCTGGCCTGCGACAGCCGTATGAGCAGCCGTAACCGTGATGACAGGGCGGATCGCCGTGAAGCTGATACCGGCAATCGCCGCCGCAACATCCGTCTCGATCTCACCCAGCGCCTCGGCTAGGCCCGTGATGTCGTCCACGATCTCGGCAAAAGCAGCCTGCGCGTTTGTGGCCGTCAGCCCATCAATCGCAGTCAGAGAAACGCCAGTCGCGGCAAGGCCGCTTGCAAGCAGCGCCGCGATCTGATCCTCGACGCCGTCGGCCTGCTCTTGCAATGCATCCAGCTGCTCGCGCGCGGCTTCGATCTGCGGCGCAAGGTTTTCGGCAATGACCTGCAGGCCGAGATTGTTGAGGTTGTCGATCGCCGCCTGGTAATCGACAACCAGCGCCTCTTGCGCAGCAATGCGGTCATGGATGCTCTCCATGATGCCGCTAAGGGTGGGCGGATCGAGCGGCGTGTCGGCCTCAAACCGATACTTGTTAGACTGGCTCGGCGGTGTCGATGGCATCTGCGCCCTCCAATTCAACAATGCGGTTCAAGAGCGCGCCCTTGCCCTGGTGCTCATCCATGCGGGAAAGACGCACAGGCGCCTTCACCGATTTCAGGAGCCGGAAGCGGTAGGTCGTGTCCGGCTCAAATGTCGGGGTTGCAGCTTTTGCCATTGTCTTGTCCTCAATCCGCCATCACGAACAGGCTTTCGCCAAACCACTCATCGACGCCCGTCTTCGTGCCTTCGATCTGAACCGCAGCCGACGTTGTCGACGGGATGCTGTCGAAAACTGCCGTCAATCGGCGGCGCAGTGGATTGTCCGGATCTTGCCAGGTGCTTGTCGCAAAGGCGTCTCGCGTGACACCGCCGGAAATCAGCTTGACGACGGCCGTGTGCTCGGCGTTAACCCAGCGATCAATCGTCAGATCGACCGTGACCTTCGTCGTTGTGACCCCGAAGTTGATGACCTCGGTCAATGCGCGGATGTCGCCACGGGTACGCCCCGTTTCACCGCGCGCCTTGTTGTCGAGCACGATGGCCGGGGCAAGGTCCGTGGTTCCGACCATGACCAGCCTGAGCCGGATCAGCGGCGGCAAGCCATAGAGGATGTCAGCATTCTCGGGGCTGAGGTCATACCATTCGGTATCGCCCTGCGGCTGCCACTGCCAGATCTGGCTTGTCCCTGATGGTGCCCAGCCGGCCGCTACAAGCCGCAGATAGGACATGCCAGCATCAAGCGTCAGTGCGTCGAACTCAACGACCGTGCGGGTCGATGCGAACTTTGCGCCGAGGATGTCAAATTCCAGATCCTCGGTGGCCGAGCCCTGCGCCCAGATGCCGTCCGTGATCTGGAACAGCGAGCCCTGCGCGAACTTGTTCTCCGACACGAAGGCAATCTGGTGATTGCCGGTGGTGGTCAGGAAAAAAGCATATCGCTTGCCCGGTTCCAGCAGCATCGGGCGGAAGCCGAAGCGCACCTTGCCGACAGACAGATTGGCTCGGGTCACGGTCGCCCGCTCCAAGACGCGATCGGTGCGCGGGGCACCGTCGTCGCCCACCTCACAGACGCAGACATGCACATCGCCGTCCGTGCCCACGCGGGTAAAGCGCAGGTTGAGGCCGGTCATAATCATGGCCTGGCTGTTCAGGAAGGTCTGGCCGTAGACCGAACCGTTAAGGCCGAATGTCTCCGTAACGTAATCCCAATAGACCTCAGTCCATGTGGAGACGGACACCGACTGCACGTCGTAATTCTTGTGGCCGGTAGAGGCCGGGTCGGCATTCCATGCGCCGCCGACGCCGCTCGAAGACTGGCCAACGACCTGGAATGTTTCGCCAGCAACCGCGAGTGTTGCCCCGGCCCTCGCGTCGGCAAGCCCCGCCGCCGCCCAATCCTGCTGGTTCTGGCAGACCTGAACGATCGGCCCATAAGACACGGACGATCGCGAGATTTCGCGCCGGATCGCCGTGACTTCCGTGTGGACCAACTGCGATATGTTCTTCGAGCCCGTGCCGCCGGAGACCGAGAGCTTTACCTCTTCCGTCCACTTCGGCAGCATCAGATTGTTGGTGATGGTCACATCCGGGTTGGCCGGGTTGGCAAGCGCCAACTGGCTATCGCGGAAATTGGCGAACTGGAACCGGATGCCTTCGGCAATGCGGGCAAGCCACAGACTGTTGTCGGTGTCCCATCCATCCTTGACCAGCGCCGGGTCGTAGTATTGCGCACGCGGCTCATTCTCGAACACGCGCAGCAATCGCTTGATGGCCGAGATGTCGAGCCGGACCTGATTGAAGATCTCTGGTCGAACCGCCTCACGCTGCTTTGCCGAGATGGCCGACAAGTCGGTGCGCAGCGATGCCGCCACCTGCTCGATCGAATCCATGCGGGCTTCGAGGATCGTCACCCGCCCTTCGACTTCGTGAAGCGTCTTGACCCGGTGCGGGGTGTGCATCTCGATCGACTGAATGCCGGTCTGTGACAGCAGCACCCAGGCAACGATGCACTCGCCGGCGGCCACAGTAGGCTTCAGCGGCGTCGGACCGGGGATACCTGATTGCGGAACACACTGGACGGTCAACTTCTCCGTTTTCGGTACGACTTGGTTGACGGTCGCGCCGGTATCAGCATCGACACGGACGTTGCGCAGCGCCGTTTCAGTTTCCGTGGCGCCGCGAAGAAGCAGCGCCACCCAGACGGTATCCCCAAGAACCAACGGCAGGCGCTCCGTCAGGTCGAGCGAGAACGCCTCGTCCAGGTCATAAAGCTTGTCGTTGATAAACAGCCGGCCCGGGTTGATGACGGCCGTCACCGCCGATCCCTCGCTCACCGTCACCGTCGCATAGTGGTTGGGGTAGCCGATGGCGTCCCCTACGATGTTCCCGGTCGTTTCCTTGGCGTGAATCCCGACGTCCGTCAGATCAGGAGACGTGATCTTTTCGTTCAGGTTGAAAATCTTGCGCTTGCTCAAAGCTTCGTCCTCGCAATGTATTGGCCGGCGGTATATCCGCCGCCTGCGGTCAGGCCGTCGCCGGCTGTGATGACGCGGAAGGTCGTGAAGTCGACCAGGATTTCATTGTGTTCGGCCTTGGCCGCGCGCAACGCCGCAAGGCATCGGTCATAAGGCTCGGTGATCGGCGCCTCTGCGAATGCCTCGCCTTCATAGCCCTGGTCGGCATAGGTGCCCTCAGCATCCAGCACCTCGACGCCGACCAGATAAGTCGCAAGGAACGGCGGGTGGTCGATGATGGCGGAATCGCAGAAGGCATCGTCGGCAAAGGCCGGCGCGGGATAGGAGACCGCATCGACAACGGTGCCGTCGACAAGCGCAAGATACCGGATCGCTCCGCCGCGCGTCGTCTTCAGTGCCGCAAGCTCGCCGTCGTATAGCTCAGACAATCCAGCCGCCTGGGCGATCGCCTCACGCTTGCGCGCAAGTGGCCAGTCGTCAAACCAGAGGTCTAGGCTGGCATTGGCACCAAGCCACGCCAGCAGATCTTCCCGCGTGGTGTAAGGGTCGAAAAGCTCCGCATAGGGCACCGGCAATGTGTCGGACATGCCGGCCGCAATCGCGCGCTCGAATGGCCCAGAAGATGGCGGGAGGATTGCTTTGACGTCAGACATGGCGCACCGCCAATTCATAGCGAGCGCCAGCCTTGATGATGACTGGTTTGTCAAACCTGGCCAACAGTTGTCCATCGGTCTCAACACAAGGAGCACTAGCGACGGTCACACCGTCCTCAAGCAGATCGAAGAACAACGATTCCGGCGCATTGCCGCGCCTGGTAATGAGAGCGGATGCGGAGGTGATGACCTTTTGAGAAGGTGCTAGCTCAGACATCACCGCACCTCAACCGTGACTTCCACAGCCGTCATGACCGGGATTTTGTAAGGGTCAGGCTCGATCAGCACCGGAGCGAGATCACGAACCTTGATGATATTGGGGCCGTAGGCAGCACCAGCCAGAAACCCTGCGGGGATCTCGCCACCGATCAGCAGACGGTCCTTGGCAGCAGCATTGACGCGAGCGAGGGCTTCCTGCCTGATAAGCTCCGGCGCGGGGCCGAACTGCGGAACCTCGACCACCAGCGACACGGCATATTCAACACGCACCGCACCGAGCACCGTAATTGCCACGCCCTCCGGCGCGCGGTTGATGTCAGTCACGGCATTGCGCACTGTCAGGATCTGCTCCGTCGTTGGGACAGCGCCACCGGGGCCGGTAATGACAAGATCAATGTCGCCGCGCCGGCCGTGCACCGCATAGCCATTCACGCGGGCATCGAGCATTCCAGACACGTCGCTGACGTGCGGCCAAGCCGTCCAGGCGTCGAACAGATATCGTCCTGCAGATCCCGCCGCCGGAACGTCGAAAGACAAGAGATACCGCCGCAACAGGCCGGTATCGCTTTCCATAATTGCAGCCGCAGTAGACGTCGCCGCGACGATGGTCTGCCGCTCGATGTTGCGGCCGGCGGCGATGGCGTCGAGATTGCTGCCGCGTGCACGCGCCGCCAGCAGGGCCTCGAAGACGTCGTTGACCCGCTGGCGATCGTAAAGCCTGAGGTTCGACCAGGTGCGCAGCTCGATGATGACGGGATCGGTCTGCAGCATCTCTACGCTATAGGCCGGCAGAGACGGATCAAGCGCGCGCGCACTGGCATAATCGGCAACGAACCGGTCGATGGCGCCCTGCAGCAGCACGTCGAACGACAGTGGCTCGATTGCGGTCGGCGCCGGCAGCCGGGAGAGATCGATGGCGGTCGGAGCAGAGGTCATGAGCGCACTCCGACGCGCCGGGGATCGAGCGCAAGTGACACGGCCAGGTCATAGTTTCCGAACCGCCCTTCAGGATAGTAGAGCCCGCCATGGCGCAGACCGAGCGCACCGCCATCGGTCAACCTCACCAGCTGTACCTGGCGGATTTCGTATTCGGGCTCAGAACGGGCAAACGCAGCGGCGATATCGGTGTAGATGCTGAGTGCGAGCGCCGGCGTCAGATCTTCCGAAAGGTAGGATCTGAGATCCATCCCGAAATCCAGAAGCATCGGCATGGTATCGAGGCGGGTGTCGATGATCTTGCCCAGCGACTGCGCAAGATGGCGCGGACCGGAGATCATCTCCCCGGTGCGCTGATCTCGTCCAGTCCTGTAGCGGATCTCTCCCGCCATCTTCAAACCCCCTTCAAAGCTCACTTATCGGCGTCTTCAGAGCCCTTGACGGCAAGCGCCGGCCGGATGTGCTGGGCCAGCAGCTCGCCGCGTGCCTGCTCTTCCGACAGCGTGATCGTCTGCCCCTTTTCGACGCGCCGCCCGGCGACATGGCTGGGCGCAGCCTCATTGACGATGTAATCCTCAAGGCCTGCCGGCAGCGGGCTGACAGGTGCGGCACCTGAGGATGCGGAGGCCGAGGCTGGGCGTTTCGGTGTCTTGACCAAGGTCTTTCTCCTTTAAACGGGGCCGCCGGGGATGCCGGGCGGTGCAGATACGTGGCCGTGGGTATCGCCCACGTTCTTTTCGTTGTGCCGGAAGGTGCCGTCGCGCGCCTGGAAATCACCCTTGATCTCTACCGGACCTTCAAAGAGGAAGCCGTCGGTTGCGACCAGGTGAAACTTGCCGGACTTCCGCTTCATCACGGTTTCGTCGCTGGCATCGGATGGCGACGGGTTGTCCTGATCGAAGCTGCCGGGGACGACGAACGAACCGGAGCCAATTGTTCCGGACATGGACACCATGACCATTTGCTCATTTTGCTGTGGCTCGCTGTGGATCGAGAACACACCAACACCTGCCTCCTGCCAGCGCACCCAGGGGCCGAGCACGTCCTCACCCTTGGAGTTGGTACCGAACTTAAGGCGCAGCTTCCGCTTTTCCCGATCGACTGCAGCGACCTTGCCGGTCAGCACGGTCTGGGCAAGCCGACGCTCGGCCGCTTCGATCCGGGCCACCTGGCGGCGCAGCTCAAGGGCGACGGGATCACGCATCGTCATCCACCTCGCGGGCCGGGATGAAACGTGCCATTTGCTCGATCGAGGCAGGATCATCATAGAGGATCAGGCCGCTTTCCTCGTCATAGCGGCCGGCATCATCAGGGAACACGCTCATCCCCTGGTCGGCCATGATCTGTGTCCAGGTCACCGTGTAATAGGCCACGCCCTGCGACTGATCCTTGATCGTGAAGAGGGGTTTAAGCTCAGCGGGCGGCGTCGTCTCAGGTGGGAAAACGCCGGTGCGTCCCCAGAGCGAGGTTTCGAGGTCGGCGAGGATCTCCAAGACCCGCCCGCCGATCGCGAGACCCACGGCTTCCTTCTCGACGCGCCTCGCGCCAACGACCTTGGCTTCGGCCACCACATAAGCGACCCATTCGATCACCAGCCAGAAGTGCCCGTCTGACTGCTGGCCGGTCTTGATCTTCGAGAAGCCGACGCCGATTCCGGGCGACTTGACGACGGTCTTGTTGATGAGTTCGGAGATATCGACCTTCCCCGGATGGGCCGTGACGGTCACGCCCGGATTGAGCGTGGCAAGCGTCGAGACGATCGCGGCCTGCAGCGGCCCGAGCGCATCGGTGGCGAGCAGCTGATCGAGGGGCTTCGGCGCGATCATTGCATCACTCCGAAGTGGTCGGTCACGACGTCGATGATCTCTTCGATGTTGTCATCGGAGAGGCCGACAAAGGGACGCGGCGGGATCGTGACTTTCTTCGCATGGATCACCTGGGCGTTGCCGCCGAGCGTGAACACGAGCGACTTGCCGTTCTTCGGCACGATCGTCATGCCCTCCTGGTGGACATGGGCATATTCCCAGGCAGCGCCCCATTCGGCCTGCTCAGCGGATGCCGTCCAGACCAGCGACGCCAGAAGATGCTGGCCGGTCTCCATCAGGATCGACGTGCGCTGCGTGTTGGGCAGCCAGGGCGTGCCATCGGGCGCGGTCTTTTCCTCTTCGATGCGCCGGCGCGTCTGGCTGTCGCCGAGCGCGCCGATCGCGGTCATCAGCTCGGAGGGTTCGAACTCGAAGATCGGGCGCAGCCGAACGAAGGCTGTGTCCAGCTCGGAAACGTCGATGGTGATGGAGGTGCTCATATGCTGCCCAACCGGTCTCGGGTGAACATGCGCTCCGGCGCCTGCAGCACGACTTCGTTCTGGCCGATGTCGCCGGCATCGATCGTGTCGCCACCGCCGGAAGGCGCGCTCGATGTCAGTGCCCCCTTGCCGGCCGCGATCTGTTCCAGCCGCTTGATGGTCTGGTCGTAGCGCTCCTTGATGTTCTCGGTCGATCGCGAGAAGTCGAGCGCGATCCGGTAGAAGGCCACGTCGATGCAGTAGAGCCGCAGAAGCGAAAGCGAATCGGCGTCGAGGCTGGCAAGCTCGGCCGGCGAATAGCGGCCGGCGAGGATACCGCGGATCTCGATCGAGGCGTCGAGCAGCCCCTTCTCGATGCGGAGATCATCGCGCAGGCCCGTCTGCTCATCGGCCGCCACCAGCGTGAGCTGATCGCGGAACCGGGCTTCGATATCTGCGATGGTGGCGTAGGGCTGCATGGCGTCCTCTTGAAAATTGGTGCCGGTCTCTCCCGGCTGTCACGTCCATTGTCAGACGTTGCAGGCACCGTGCGCGCGGGCCTCGCCTACGCGCAGCGATAACGTCGCGGTACCGATAGGCCTGCCAGCCAAGATAGACGATCGCGACGGTTGCGATGCCGAGACCCACGAGCGTGGCAATCTGATCGGGAGCGACAGCGGTGGGATCAACGGGTGCTGGCCCCGTGACCGCTCCCGCCACCTGGTCGCCGCCAGCCACACCCGCGCCGCCGGCCGTGGCAACGGAGCCTTGAGCGGCTTTCGAACGGGCATCGAGTTCGCGTTGAAGAGTGGCAAGCGTGGCCATCCCGACCTTGCCGTCGACTGTCAGGTCATGCGCCTTCTGGAAGAGCTCAACAGCGACGCGATCGATGGCTCCCGTGGGTGCGCCGGCATTGTAGCCAAGCTTCACCAGCGCCTTCTTGGCCTCTTCGATCTCAGCCGTGGTCAGTGAAACGACGATGGCCGCATACGCACCCGGCTTCGTCTGCTGAAAGCCGATGACCGAGCGTTCGATTTCGGCCGGGAAGCGACCGTCGAGCAGTAGGGTCGCCTCTTCACCCCGACGACGGGTCAGCCCAGGCAGAACCCGGCCGTTGCCCTTATTCCACATCAGCAGCCGGCGGCGGGTATCGACGGGATCATTCGCGAGGAAGGATTTGACCCAGGAGGCTGAGTGGATCTTGCCGGTGTTGTAATCGAAGCTCGTGCTGGCATCGAGCGCGTGCTGGCTGCAGCTGTCGCCAAGAGCCTTCAGGACGCGCGGCAGATAGTTGCGCTTCAGCGCAAGGTCGACGAGGCGATCGTTCTCTTCCTCGGTGATGACCATACCGGGCTTGACGATGATGACGCCAGACGCCGTCGTCAGGCCCGCGCCGATCGTCCAGATGCCGGCCGGGCAGCGATAGGCCTTCTTCACCACACCCTCGTGAGCGTAGAGGAACTTCCGCCCCTTCGGGCTCACAGAACGTGTCATGATTGGCTCCAGAAATGCGAACGGCCGAGGGGCGGTGATCTGGAGCGACTATGCAATCAAGGGGGGATTTGCGGGGCTGACAGCTGTCAGCCGGTCAGAAGAGACTGCCTTGGGCGTCGTCGTCTTCGTCTGCTTTCATGCGCCAAATTGTGCGCTCGTGCAAGCCCGAGATGCGGGCGGCTTCTCGGACGCTCACGCCTCTCGCCAGTGCCGTGCGCGCCTGCCGGCGTGCAGCTTTGAGGACCGCCGCAGGTCCTTTCGGAATAACCTCGTGCTGCACGCCTCGCAGCTTTCCATCCGGATCGAGTGTCGCCAGTCCCTGGCAAATCTTGTCGGCCGTCTCGAAGCCGACAAGTTCTGTCAGCCAGTGTCCTGCAACAGCGCGCGGAGGAATGGAAACACGCGTACCACCGTGGCTACGAGCAATCTCATAGGCGACGTCGGTACCAGCGATATCGGCAATGTCCGCGAGGATTCCTGGAAGGCTAGTCATGTTCGCCCCGCAATCCCAAGCCTAAGCTCGATTTCAATCTGCCGGGCGGTAAGGACGCGCAACTGCTCTTCCCGGTGAATGCGGGTGCGGGCAGGCGCGCATAAGTCTCGCCTTCGTGCTCGAACAGCTCGTGACCGTCGCCCTTGAACTCTTCAATGAGGATGGTGCGGATGCGCTCCCGGCGGGTGAACTCGGTCATGCTTCACCTGCCTTTCTGGCTGCTCGCGCTTCCGCACAGGCTGCGCGCTCTTCTGCAGACTTCATCTGCGGCCTGTGCGGATTGACCGTGACCTTAGCGCGATGGCCGATTGACGGGTTGGACGCTGTGCCTACCGGCAGCTGCCCGGTCACCGGCACAGCGTCCTCGCCATCGCACTCCGCTGTCCGGATCTGGTTACCGGGAGGCGTTGGCATCTGAGAATCGAAGGTTTTATTGAGCGCTCGGACGGCCACATAACTCGGCGCCGGGCACGGTGTGCCGATGACAATCTGACCGTTGGCCGTCTGCAACTCGCTGCCGCAGGCGAAAGTGGCCGAGGCGAAGGCGACGCCGCCGCCTCCGCTCGTGATCTGGCTTCCACAAATCGGGCAGTTGCTCTGTGCAACGAGGGTAATGACGGCCGAGGTCATGGAAAAATCGCCCCTGCCATCAATACTGCGACGAGCAGAAACCAGCCCCAGCTGGGCTTGTCGGTGACGACAAGGAAGCCCGCGATCAAGATGGCGGCGAAGACGACAAGCATGCCAAGGATTTTCAGAGTATTGATATCCATCGCCCCGCCCTCACGCCTTGGCGAGGTCGATCGTGATGGCTGACCAGCCGTCCTCGATCGACTCGCGGGTGTAGAAGCGGACGTACTCTTTCGAGCCGGTGACCCTAATCGACGACCGGATCGCGTCCATCGCCCGGTTCCAACGATCGTCCGCGATCTCCAGCCGAAGCAGCATGAACAGCTCCGACTTATTGATCTGGCCTTCTTTGTCGGTATTGAAAGCCCGTGTGACGATCGACTGGATCTCCGGCCGGCTGTCGGCCGACCATTCATTCAGGCATTCATCGATCAGAGCCTTCGCGATCTGCAACTGAGGACCAAACGCGATCTGATCGGCAACCTGCACCTGGACGCGCATCAGGCCATCGAAGCTGGAGTAGGTTTTGTTGCCCTTCTTGCCTCCGACTGTCGCACCATACTCTTGGGCAATCAGCTGATCGAAGGCGGTGATATCGGCCATGGTATGATCGCGGAAACGCGTGATCTGAGCGCTGAGGTCGCGCGCAAAGCCAATGATCTTGCGGACCATCTCGTCTTCGAGCTTGTCTTCAGCCTTGATGTTCACGACGGGAACGAGGTGACCCTTGGAGTCGTGCATGTATTCGCGGCCGGTCACTACGACCACACCGGCTTCTGGCTTTTCTTCAATGATGACGGCTTCCATGATCAGGACACCTTGTGCTTGAGGTAGGACGTGCGCAGCCGCAGGAGGGAATCATGCAGGCGCTTGCGGGCTTCCTTCTCGCCGGCGGTACCGCTGGCGAGCTGTTGGTGATCGAAGGCGGCGACGACCTGTTCGACGCGCTGCATGACAAAGAAGGTGCGGCTCTTCTTGCTGCCGCTCTTCGGATTGGTGCTAGCGCCGACCAGTGTGGTGGAGACGCCGGCCCCGACCTGATCGATGATGCGATCAAGCGGGATGCGGACTTCAGCAAGGACGAGGATGTGATCGTCGGTCATGCCGCATCACCTCCGTCGGGGCTGTGCTCAATGGTCCGCAGACGCGTCGGCAGCCGGATGACATTGCCACCGATCTGATCGAGGCCATTGGTCACGCGAACACTACGGCGACCGATGTCAATGCGTGACATCTCTATCTGGATAGCCAACTCCTGCTCGGTATTGGCGGCGACCTCCTGGATGGTGCGCAGGTTCCTGATCAGCGTGTCCACCGCCTTCGGAGCAAGGATCATACCGGTCTCGCGGTGGGGCCAGAACGCCTGGATGACATTTCCAATAAGGTCTGAAGCGAAGGGATCGGTCATCATGATTTCGCTCCTTTCCGGAAGCTGGGCCGCACCACGTTGTCGCCCCCCGGCGCGCGCAGCGCCTTGATCTGGTCGGCAGTCTCGCGGTCAAGGCTCGACCGGATCTCGCGTCCAGCTTCCATGTCACGGAGAAGGCGGACTTCAAGTTCGAGGTTGGCGGCAAGGGAGTGCGAAGCGCGCAGAATGTCTATGAGCCGTTCGAACTCGCCTGCATCCAGAGTGACCGAAGCTCCGACAGCGGGGACGCATTCAAAATCGGACACAAGGAGAGCAAGGGTTTCGCTAAGGTTATGAGGCGCGTTGCTCATGAAATGTCTCCCATGTCGCGGTTGCGCCAGGCGGCATTCAGGTAGCTGAGGTTAAGCTCCTCGCCGTTTCCGAGCGCTGCCATCATCGCGGCTTTGATCGTCCTGTCGATGTTTCGCAGGGCACCGGGTTTCGTCGCGATATTGTGCAGGAAGCGCACGCAATCATGATCGGTGATACCCCAGGCGGAAATCAGCATGGCGGCGTCGTGCACGGGGTCACGCTCCCGTTTCAGACGGCGGTCAAAGCGTGTCGCCACCTGGGCGCGGCTTGCGACCGATCCCTTGTCCTTCACGAAGGAAACGGCTGTATCCTCGTTGCCGATAAGGGCGACGCCGCATTTGTTGATGTCCACGAAATGGCGGATTTGGTTGACTGCGTCCGGCACAAGGTTCTGCGCCTCGTCTATGATGAGAAGCGTGCCGTCGCCCAGGCGCTGCAACTTCCTGCCGATCGCCCTGACCAGCTTGGTCGGGTTGTTTTCCTGAACGTCAAGTTCGGCGGCAAGCTCGATGAGCATCGCGTGCACGGTTTTGGTGTGCGGGCTGATCGTGGCGATCCAGGCATGAGGGCGGGTATTGCAGAAATGCCGCGCAGCCGTCGTCTTGCCGGAGCCGGAGGGCAGGGTGATTGCGGTGAAGCCTGCCGTGATCTGCGTGAACAGCAAAACATTATAGATGTCGGCCCCGACCATGGTCTTGACGAAGGTAGGCGAGACCGGAAGGCTTGCTGCGATGCTGGCGCTCTCTTCCAGCGCTTCCAGCCAGTTGCTGACCTGCTCGTTGATGTTGGCGAGAACCCCCGGATAGTTACCATTGGACCACTGCGAGAAGGTGCCGTCCTTGATGCCTGCGCGGCGGGCAACTTCGGCCTTGTTCCAGGAGTTTGCATTGGCCGCGTCGATGACGCGGCTCAAGAGCTTTCGCCATGTTTCGACATCCGGTTCCGGGTGGCGCTGAAGAAACTCAGGCGCGGGCGTCGGGAAAGTCCAGTTTTGCATTGTATTCTTCGGCTTTAGCATTTAAGGGTTCCTGTGCTTTTGATTGTCGGGCGGGTCACTTTGACCCGCCCTCTTTTTTTCGGTGGAACCGTACGCACTACTTCTCGGTTCTCGGTCTGCGCCCGAACGCACCACTTGTCGGGCGATCCCCTCTCGGGAATTCGATGATGGCGGCATCGCCACCTGCCACGCGGGCAAGCCCGCGGCTGAATGCGTCCTCGTACTGATGCTCGTCGACGGTCACCTCCGGCACCTCCACAACCTTGGTTGCGACAGGTGTGCGGGTGATCAGCCGTGTGACGACGGGCGCTGCAGGTTTCGGCTTTGCCGGCTTGCGGCTGCCGCTTCGGCCCGTCAGCTCCTTCAGTTCGAGATCGGACAGTTTGCGGGCACTGTTCAGCGCCGCCTGCTGGTCTTTCTTCTTGATGGCGCGGGCACGGGCGATTTCGCGCGCGGCGTCGGCGCAATCGAAGCCGGTCTTGTCCACGCACTCGGCATCGCAGAGGAGCCGGCCGTCAGGTGCGTAGACCTTGACCGCGCCATGCAGGTCGGACGGATCGAACAGGACCTTGAGCTTCTTGCCGATCCAGTTGTTGAGCGCCGGGTGGAAGTACCGGTTGTCGAAGAGGTGGATCGCGCCGTCAGGCTTGCGGGCCGTCACATTGACGGCGGCGAGCATCCACAGCGCCCGCTGCGACGGGCTGGCAAAGCGCACATAGGTATTGGCGGGGTTCGCAACACTCTCGGCGAATACCGCGTCGAAGCTCCGGCCCTTGGCCGTCTCGGTCTTGCGACCGGTCCTGGCATTGTGCTCCTCGATGCACATCGCCACATGCCGCTCAAGCTCGTCGATTGGGACTGCCCGTGAGCCGTAGTTGTCCGGCTTGTGCTGCGTGCTGCGGCCCGTATAGCAACCGGCCATGGCCGGATGCTTGGCGATGTTCTCGGCAAGGTCACCCCATCCGCGCTCGATCGGCTTTGACTGGCCGGAATAGGGATTGACGAAGCGGGCATCAATTCCGAGCGTCTTCAAGAGCCCCGCCACCTCGTCTTCGGTGATCTTGAACCGGTTGCGGCGCTTGGCCTTGCCGGAGATCATCTTCGAGGCAAAGGCGCGGCCGTTGTCCATGTAGATGCGGTCGGGAATGCCATGGGTCTCGACCATGTTGCCGATAACAGTGCGCACCGCTTCCCAGGTTTCGGCCTCGCACAGCACCCAGGAGAGGATCTTGCGCGAATAGATGTCCTGGATCGCCATCAGATAGACGCGGCCCCACTTCTCACGGCCCGGAAAGGAGACATGCAGGTCGAGCTTGTGACCGTCGGTGTTGACCATCTGCATCGCGTGGAGATGGGCGACCGAGCGCCGCAGGGCCGGAATGAGCCTCTTGGCGGCTTCCTTGCCCTTGCGCGCAAGTTCCTGCACTGCTTTGGGGATCTGAATGTCGATCCGGCGGCGAAGCGTCCGCTCATGCGGGATCGGTTCCCAGCCCTTCCGCTTGGCCACTTCCTCCATGCGCCGGTAGCATGCGGCAAAGGCCGGGCCTTCCGGGCGCAGGTAATCCGAAACCAGCATGTCCCAGGCGTCGGGATGCACAGGGGCGAGATCGGCGACGACACCTTCGGCAATCTTCGATGAGGATGGAGCAAGGGCCGCAAGCCAGTCCTGCCGGGCATGACCTTCGACCAAAGACTGCCACTGGTAGTAAGTGGAGACGGAGATATCGGCCTTGCGGCTGACATGCTTGATCGCGTCGAGCGCCCTGATGCCGGACTTTTTCATGTCCTCGACAGAGCAGATGATCGCAAGTCGCTCCTTACAGACGGTCTTTTGTGTCTCCGTCAGCGCCTCGTATTTGCGCCACAAAAGCGCGGAGCGGTCGCCGTCACCGCCGACAGGGGCCGAATGCAGGAAAGCAAGCTTCTGCCGGGCTGGATCGGGCAAAAGTGAGATATGATATTCGAAGCCACCGCCGCCTTCGCGACCCTCGCGCTTGCGCACTTTGCCAATGGCCCGCCACCCATGGCGGATGATGTATTTGTCATAGCCCTTGATCGTCCAGGGCATGTCGGGAAGCTTGGCTTCCGCCAGATCGGAAAGGGTGAACCACTCTTTCATGCTTCACCTCCCTTCGAACGGGAAACCATGTAGGCGCGGATATCGGCCTCGTGCTCGCGGCAGAACATCAAGGTTGCCCGGATCGCGTAGGCGCGCTCCATCAGCATGTCGGCTTCCGCCTGGCGCATCTTGCCGGTGCGCACCTGCTCGGGATAAACCCGCTGGCGCATGGCAATCTCGCGGTCTATTTCGGCGATCTGTCCGATGATCGAAATCTTCTTCACCTCAGGTCTCCCTTGCGGCGAATGGTGACCGGGGTTGAGGTCAGGCGGTTGAGCTCGCGTGTCAGCGCCCGTTGCTCCTGGCGCAGACGCGCGATTTCCGCGAGCCGCGCCTCGTCGCCCTCAAGCAAAAGCAGCCCGTCATCCGACAGCACGACATCCCATAGCCAGCTTGCCCCGGTGGCGCGCACAAAGGCCTTGAACCTGACGAGACTGATATCGTGGCCGGTCTTGCTCTCGGCGGTATAGGCATCGAGAGCCCCCTTCGAGACGGCTTCAAGCCGCAGATAATGGGCCATGCGGGCCGCAATCGTCGGGCGGTCATGCGGGCATTCGCGAATGGCGCGTGCCATCTCCCGCTTGAGCCGCGAGCGGAAACGATCAAGGTCGATCTGTTCCTTGGCGGCGCGAACGGGGAAGACCGCCGAGGGCCAGAAATCGAATTGGGCAGGGTCGCGCTTCATTCTGCGGCCTCCAGGCTGGAGGAGCCGCGCATGTCGACAATGTGGTCGAGCACACGCCGGACCGTGGTCTCGTCGGCTTTGGCGAGGAGCGCGACAATTCTGTTGTAGGTCTCGTCCTGCAAGGCTGCGGCATTGAGCTGGACCTTCGGCTTCAGCCAGCTCCAGATGGTCTTGAGATCGGCGCCCTCGCGCAAACCGGCAGCAACGCGGCCCTGATCGTCGGCGGGCAGCTTGGCGAGCTTCAGCAGCTCCTTCTGGTCGTTCTCGGCTGGTGTGCCCCGTACCGCAGCACGAAGCGCAGGCGTCAGCTTCTGCCCAATCCGGGTCGCACGCTTATAAGTGTCGGGGCCAATACCAAGGCGCTCTTGAACGTGCCGAGACAGCTCCCGCCCAGGTGAAAACACCGAAAGTGCATCGTGCCCCTTCGGGAGATTTTTGCCGACCTTGAGGTTCCTCGTGCGATCAATCTTTCCGAACTTCTCCTCATAGACCTCGCGAAACTTCAGAACGAAGAGCGCGCGATCAAGGGGAGTGAGCTCGTTGCGGTAGATGTTCTCGGAAAGCTCGATCAGCTGCGCCTCGACAGCATCTGCAGAGACGACGATGACATCGATCTCTTCCCAGCCGTTCAACTCGGCCGCACGAAGGCGATGACCACCAGCCACCAGTGTTAGCGGGGTTTTACCGCCATTGGCAGCCGGTGTTGAGCGAACGGTGAGCGGGTTGATCAGCCCGCGATCCACCATGGATGCAGCGATGGCGGCGGCGTGATCCTCGTCGATCGGGCGAGCCCGTTCGCCGACATGGATCGAGGCAATCGAAACGGTCTTGAACGTTGCCATTTATGCCGCCTCCTCGTCGCGACGGGCGGCGTCCTGCAGCTCGGCCATGAACAGGTCCTTCGCCCGCGCCGAGATCCGCTGATAGGCCCGCTCGAACACGGGGTCGTGCATCCGCTCGTCGACGGTGCGAACAGCGCCCAGGATCGTGGTGCGCGCAACTGTCAGGATCATCACCAGTCGGCGGCGCGGGATTGAAAATTCGACATTCAGGATATGGATGGCGATCTGCCGGGCGAGCTTCGCATCGAACATCTCGCGCGGCGGCGCGATGATGTCGCGAATGGCGATGTGGTTGAAATGCGATCGGCTGGCGCGGTAGCAGGCCGAAATCATCGCCTGCAGCCGTTCGTCTTCTGAATAGGGATTAAGCATGGGGCCTCTCAGAACTGGGCGAGAAGGAGGACGAGGCTCGCCGCAAGCGCACTCGCGACGATGGAAAAGATCATGATCAGGTCCGCGACCTGGCAGGCCGGACAGGGGGAGGGAATAAACGGGTTGCGGTTGGCGATTTCGCCACCCGCTTTCGCCATTGGCAGCGCACCCAATTTGACGGAAGCTCGGGTCGTGACGCTGGCTGGCCGGGTCTGTCCGCCGGGGATCAGATCCCTGCGAACCGCAAGGTAGAGGGCGAGAACAGCGGTGCGGCTGGCGTCACGCATCACGCAGCCTCCCGTTGCTCGTGCAGCGCGTCCAGCCTCTGCCAGTAGCGACCGACCGAGCTTCGCGACGGCACTTGCGCCGCCCCGAACAGGTGTCGCACCCGCCACAGCGCCCCCTCGATCGTCATTTGCCGGTGCGCGCTGGTGAGAACGGCCCTGACGCCGATATGGCTCCACCACTTTGGCCGGCGCCCATTCGCCCAGATCGGCTTGTGTGCCATGGTCTCGGCGACCGCGATCTCCTCGGGCGAAAGATCGCGCTCCTCCATTTCCATTTCGTCGAACCGGTTGATCGAGGCGGCAACGTCATAGGTATTGCCCGCGCGCACGCCGCTGATCATGTACTGGATGTCCATCCCGCAGGTCGCCATGCTGAACAGCAGATACCCGTCGGGATTGATGCGGCCTGTCCGGATCTTCTCGATCGCCGATGGCGTCAGGGTCAGGCACTCCGACAGCTCGTCGTCGCGCCAGCTGCCGCACTCTTCGCGGAACCGCTGACCGAAGGATTGAAGGTCGAAGCAGGTAATTCTCTCGTCGCGTTTTGTCAT